ACAGCAGTAACAATCAACCGCGTATTCGATGAGCTAGAAGTAACGGCTATGGGAGATAACTCTCATAAGTTCGTTAAGGGTCTAGAGTCATCAACAGTCACAATCGACTTCCTAAATGACACAGCATCTGCGAATGTATTGGCAACACTACAGGCTGCATGGGGTACAACAGTCACAGCTGTATTCCTACAAACAAAGGGAACAGCAGTCTCAGCGACTAACCCTCTGTACACAGTCTCATTGCTAGTCAATAACACAACAGACATCAACGGTGCTGTTGGTGACATTGGCACACAGTCGATCACATTTACTGCTAACTCAACAATCGCAGTAGCATCAACAGGCACATTCTAATCAATTAAACAAAGGGGCAAACCATGGCAAAACTAAAGATAGTTCGTACAGACGGAAGCGTATTAGAAGGCGAGATCACTCCAGCGGTGGAGTACTCATTCGAGCAGTACGCTAAAAAGGGCTTCCATAAGGCGTTCCGCGATGAAGAAAAGCAGAGCGATGTCTATTGGTTAGCATGGGAAGTAACACGCAGAGCAGGTGAATCTGTTAAGCCTTTCGGGATTGACTTTATCGAGACACTTAAGAGTGTTGAGGTATTAGACTCAGACCCTTTAGCTTAAAGCGCGATCTTCCGTTCACCTATCTAATCGCTAGGCTAAGCATTAGATTGGGAATCGCGCCACAGCAGTTATTAGATCTAGATAAGACCATGCTCGATGCATTAGTGCAAGGGCTCAAGGATGAAGCGAAAGAGGTGAGCGATGCCAGCAAGCGTCAAGGGCGCGGTCGCTCTTAGAAAGTCTTTACGCCAATTCAGTCCTGACCTTGCCAAGGCTTTACCTAAAGAGGTCGCAGCAGCTCTTAAGCCAATTACAAAGGCTGCTAAAGGTTATCTACCAGATGATGGTCAAGTCCTTAGTGGATGGCTAACCCGTGAAAGCTCACAGGCTCGCTTCCCTACTTACAATGCTCGAATCGTTAAGTCAGGCATTGGTTATAAGACAACACCATCCAAGCCAAACCGCAAAGGTTTTAGATCTCTTGCTCGCGTATTTAACAAAAGTGCTGCTGGAGCAATCTATGAAACTATGGGGCGTAAGACTCCAAGCAGTCGCTTCGTACAAAACCAACAAGGTAAGTATGGCTCACAGATGAAGGGTCGCGACAAGATGGAAGGTCGCGCTCTGTTTCGCGCTTATGATGAGAATAATGGCAAAGCCAGAGAAGCAGTATTAGCAGCAATCAAGGGCGCAGCAGATAAACTTAATGCAAGAGCGAGAGGCTAATTATGGCTAATGTGTTAATCGATATTGCTGCGGAGTTCGTAGGCAATAAAGCCTTTAAGCAAGCAGATAGTGCCACAGATAAACTCACCAAAAATGTTAGGAAACTAGCAGGTGCTTTCGGTCTGGCTTTTAGCACAACAGCAGTTTTAGCCTATGGCAAGGCTGCCGTCAAAGCAGCAGCAGAAGATCAGAAGGCACAACAAGGCTTAGCCTTAGCTCTTAAGAATGTTGGACTAGAGCGCGATGCTGCTAGTGCAGAAGGATTCATCCAAAGACTTCAGAGCGAGTTCGGCATCATCGATGACAAACTGCGCCCTGCGTATCAGGCTCTAGCAGTAGCAACACGCGACACAGCAGAAACACAAAGACTGCTCAATCTTGCTCTAGATATTTCTGCCTCAACTGGCAATGATTTAGGAAAAGTCACGGCCGCGCTTAGTCGTGCGTATCTGGGGAATAACACCGCACTTTCTCGTTTAGGTGTTGGTATCTCGAAGGCAGACCTTAAGACTAAGTCTTTCTATGACATAACCACAGATCTGGCAGAAACCTTTAAGGGTTCAGCAACAGCAGCAGCCAATACCTTCCAAGGTTCGATGGACAAGCTTGCCGTTGCATCTGCCAATGTCCAAGAGATTATCGGCACAGGCATCATTGATGCACTTGGCACACTTGGTGGCAACACAGCCGTGGATGATCTTGCAGATGATATGGAAAGAGCAGCACTTGGTGCAGCAGATTTCCTTCGTGGTTTAGCACAGATTGGCACATTTAAGGTTAGTGGCGAAACAAAGTCCTTGATTGGATTACTGCTCACACCGTTTCAGCGTTCATTATCTGCTGGACCTTTAGGTGCAATCACTAGACTAGGTGCGGCATCACGCATAGAACCAAAACCTTTTACAACTCCGATGACTGTTTCAGGTCAAACTCAAGTCAGACAACAAGCAAAGATCACTAAACTGACTCAGCAACAAGCAGTCGCACAAAGCAAGATCACCAAAGACAAGAGAGTTCAGCAAGCGATCGACAAGGCTAACCTTGCTCTGCTTCAAGGCGAAGAAGTCTTTGACATGGACAGAATCCAGATCGCAGCAGCTCTTACTAATCAGGCTCAACAATTAGGTAAGGCAACAAGCGCAGCACAGCTCTTACAGATTGCTAATGATACTGCTCGCCTTAATGTAAAGAAGTCTATTGCAGATCTAGAAGATGCTATTGCCGCTAAGGATGAGCAAGCCATTATCAAAGCAACTGCTAAGCTCAATGAAGATCTAAAGATCCTTAATGCTTTAAGCGGTCAAAAGAATCAGATGGCAGCTATTGAATCAATTCTTGCTGGGTTAAAACCTAAAGACTTAATTGATCAAAAGAATTTAGATGAGGCACTTCGCAAGATTAAACAGATGATGGAAGATCTTGCAAAAATTAAGTTTCCTACACCATCCAGCTCAGGCGGTGGCGGTGGCGGGTCTACTGGGGGCGGCAGCACAGGCGGCAGCACCACGATCTTAGGCACAGCTGCCATTGAAGCATTGACAGCAGCGCAAGCAGAGGCAATCTTGGCGACAATGCCATCAAGTGTTAAGACTAATCTGACTGCGGCTCAGATCTCTGGCAATCGATACGAAGCCCAAGCCGAAGCCGCTTTTACAAAGATGGTCGAGCAAGTTGGTCTAGCAACCCAGACTGCTCAATCTTCATTCTTAAACGGCATACAGGCGGGATTAAACATCCCAGCCGCATTATCGGGTTCTCGCTATGCAGCACAGGCACAGGCAGCAGCAGGTGGTCAGGGTTATGTGATTAACATCCAGACAGGTGTGGGTGATCCTAACGCCATCGCAGAGGCTATTGATGAAGTACTACGACAGGCACGAGACAGAGGAACACTAACCGCGCTATGACATGGCTTCCAGAGTGGCGCGTAACAGTAGGTGATGATGTCTATACGACTGTCACCTCTGTGTCGTTCGCATCTGGTCGCTTAGACATTGATCGCCAACCTACCGCAGGTTACTGCCGAGTAGAGATTATCAACACAGACAATTCGCCATTTACCATCAATGTCACAGAGCCAATTACATTAGAGCTAAAGAACAGCACAGGGGCTTATGTAACTGTATTCGGTGGCGAGGTCTCAGACTTTAACATCGGAGTGCGAAGCCCAGAGGAAACAGGCTTTGTCACGACTGGCACGATTCTAGGCATTGGCTCACTTGCTAAATTGACTAAAGCTGTTTTTAACACAGCACTTTCAGAAGGTTTAGATGGCGCACAGATTGCCACAATCTTAGGACAAGCCCTTAACCTGACATGGGCAGAAGTAACACCGACTGTGACATGGGCAACATATCCAACAGATGTCACATGGGAAAACGCTGAGTCGTATATCGGTGAAGTGGATTCAGGCTTCTACACAATGATTGCCCTTGCAGCTAGTGCTTCTGCTAAGTCTCAGACCCTTGTCGATCAGATTGCTACTAGCGCACTAGGTCAGATTTACGAAGAAAAAGATGGAGATGTCTCTTATGCCGATGCCGATCACAGGTCTAACTATCTCGCAACAAATGGCTTTACTAACCTTGACGGGTCTCATGCAACACCAAGCTCTATCACCTCAACAACTCAGATTGCACGCATCCGTAACAGCCTTATCTACAGATACGCCACAGGATACGGATCAACATACAGCACCTCTGACACAGACTCCATAGCCTCTTACGGGCTGTTTGAGCGTTCGTTCGACTCTAACATCAAGAACCTTGCAGACATCACCGACATTGCTTCTAGAGAGTTAAACCTTCGTAAGAACCCACGCGGTTCATTAGGTGCTATCACCTTTCGTCTAGATAACCCAGACATTCCTAGCACCATGCTTGATAATCTCATTGGCGTATTCTTTGGCGAGCCTGTGCAGATCAACAACTTACCTAGCAACTTACTCGGTGGTCAGTTCGATGGCTTTGTCGAAAATGTGGCATTACGAGCAACCCCTAGCTTTGTGGAGATTACCCTCTACATCTCAGCAACAGACTTCTCACTATCAACAACCCAATGGGAAACCGTAACTCCTGCATCCTTAGCATGGACGGGCGTAAATGGTACACTTATCTGGACTAACGCGACTGGAGCACTAACCTAATGGCACTATCACCTAACTTCGGCTGGACTGAACCCGATAACTCAGGGCTAGTAAAGAATGGCGCGCAAGACATTCGCACGCTAGGCGATGCCATTGATGCCTCTTTAGCTGGAATGGTAGTCAATGCCCAGACTGGCACTACCTACACAGCAGTCAAGGCAGATGGTCTTAACGCTATTGTTACGATGGACAACGCATCAGCTAATACTTTCCGCATTCCAACAGATGCGACTTATAACTTTCCAGTCGGTACTACCTTGCTTGTCTATCAGAAGGGCGCAGGTGTAACTACTATTAACGCTGTTACATCTGGCACTACTACAATCAATAGCGCAGGTGCGGTAGCCGCAGCTCCAGTCCTTGCTCGTTACAAGTCAGCAGCTTGCATCAAGATCGCTGCTAACTCATGGGTCGTAGTCGGTGGCATTGCTTAATGTATCCATCACTAATCGGGATCATCGCTTCTAGCGGTGTGAGTGTAGGCGCAGGCGGAGACTATGAGTCTATTGCTACTGTGACTGTGGGATCAGGTGGATCATCAACTGTGACCTTTAACAGCATACCTAGCACATACCAGCATTTGCAGATTCGTGTTCATGGCATGCTTACTGCTACATCTGCTGCTATCTCTTTTAGAGTAGGAACAGGTGGCACGCCTGACACTACAACAAGCAATTACTATTACCATCGATTAACAGGTAATGGTGCAGCGGCTTCTGCTGGCGCAGGTGCAGACATTCCGCAATCTGCTTGGGTAACAGGGAACAGCAGTACTGCCAATCCTGAAGTATTTGTTACAGACATTCTTGATTACAAAGACACTAACAAGCAAAAAACTATTAGGATGCTTTCAGGTGTTGATAACAATGGCAGCGGAGAAATCAATCTTACTTCTGCTGTGTGGAAAAACACAGGAGCAATCGATGTTATTCAGATGATACCGAACACAGGTAACTTTGCAGAGTACGCATCTTTCGCTCTATACGGAATTAAGGGGTAACTATGCCATCAACATACGAGCCAATCGCAACACAGACTTTGGGCAGTGCAACCAACAACATCACCTTTTCAAGCATCCCTAGCACTTATACAGATCTAATCTTGGTTGCTAACATAGGCGTGAGCGTTGCTACGGCTAACACATTCATTCGCTTTAACTCTGACTCTGGAAGTAACTATTCTGTTACACAGTTGAGAGGTAATGGATCATCTGCAACTAGCCATAGGCTATCGAATCAAACTAGAATAAACACAGACTATGACGGCTTTAGTACGAGTCTAGGCTCTAACATTATTATTCAAGTGCAAAACTATTCTAACTCTACGACCAACAAAACTACCTTGATTAGAACAAACGAAGCAGCTTACAGCACAGTTGCAACTGTTGGCTTATGGCGAAACACGGCAGCCATCACTTCTATTTTCTTCTCAGTAGATACTCATAATTTCATTACTGGTTCAAGTTTCACTCTTTACGGGATTAAGGCGGCATAATGCCTGTTACATTCATCAAGATTGCTTCCAGCACAGTCGGTGCGGGCGGAGTTTCGTCCATTACCTTTTCAAGCATTCCTAGCACTTACACAGATCTGGTTGTTAAGTTTTCTGGCAATGGTTCAATCATCAATACTGCTCTTTACATGCAGTTCAATGGTTCTTCCAGTAGTTATACTGGCAGGTATTTACGCGGTAGCGGTTCTGCTGCTAATTCATACACCCAAGTAGATTTCCCTAGTTCAGTCTATGGAACTTATTTATCTGGCTCTAATACGATTCCAACTAACCAAGAATTTTACATTCCTAACTACGCTTCAAGTAATTTTAAGTCAGTAAGCGTTGATGCAGTTGAAGAAAGAAACGGCACTACTGCCTATGCAATGCTCACAGCTGGGCTATGGTCAAACACGGCAGCCATCACTTCTATTACTCTTTCTCCAGATAGCGGAACTATTCTTCAATACTCAACAGCAACCCTTTACGGCATCAAGAACTCATAAGGAGACAAACATGGCAGACACAAAGATCGTAGTTGATTGCTCTACTGGGGAAGTCTCAGAGATCGAATTGACAGCAGAAGAAGTCGCACAGCGCGCAGCAGATGCTAAAGCGTTCGCAGATGCTAAGGCAGCAGAGGATGCAGACAAGGCGGCTAAGACTGCGGAGAAAGCTGCACTACTGGCAAAACTTGGCATTACCGAAGATGAAGCGAAGCTCTTACTTGGATGAAGGTCAAACTCTCTAAAGCTGCTATTCAACTAAGAGAGCAGATTGATGACTCGTTCCCAGATCGTGACCGCACATCGGATGGTTGGATCGGTGATACCCGACACGCTGCTCGCAAGTCAGATCATAATCCTGATGAGCAGGGCTGGGTTCGTGCCATTGATGTGGACAAAGACTTATTCAAGGGCGGAAAGCCAGACATCATGGGAGATCTTGCTGATCAGCTTCGTACCTTGTCCAAGTCCAAAA